ATGGTAAAACAATGATCAAGTTAATTAAATGGTTATTTTAAATGACTAACCGCCTAAATAATACCAGTGAACTCAACAATGTTAATTTTAGCGGCATTATTTCTTACGATAACTATTCCTGTTCATATTTCATGGCATAGGGATTTAGAGAGGTGGCAGGAGGAAAGGGATAGGGAGAGATTATGAAACTTAGTGAAATGAGTGGTGATGATTTAATAAAACTAAGAGAAAAATGTGTAAATAAGATAAATACTAACAAAGATAAAAGAATTGAAGAGCTTGAAGAATTATTAGAGGCTGCAGACCTTCGTAATGCTGAAATGGTGGTTGATTTAGAAAAACTTGAGAAGGCTCTTAGGGAGATTTATTCTTTTGCTATTATATCAGTAAATGAAAGAATCAAACAAAAATGTGAAGAAGTTATTCCAGAACTTAGAGAGGAGAAATAATTTTATTTAATAAAAATGAAATTTAATTTATAATAAAGTAATAGGGCTTGTGAGGATAAACCTTTAGTCTAATTAATTATCAATGATTAATTACAGAGGTTTATTTCATGAGCATAATAAGTTTAGCTAATCAAGCATTAGATAGGTTTGCCTTTCCTGTAGATCAAAAAGTATCAGTCATTCAAGAGCACTTAGCCAGAGAACCTCAACGCAGTGCTATCATATCCCAGTACTTTAATCTTCCCAGAGAAAAGAAAATAGATTTTATTGGTCAGTATGGTGAAGACCTTTGGGTATACATTTGTGTCAATAGGATAGCACAGTCAGCAGCACGTGTACCTTTGAAAGTATTTAGAAGAAGATCAAACAAAGGTATTAAAGGATTAACAAAAAAAGATTATGCTACTATTATCAAGTCAGGAATAAAGCTCCCACCATATAGTTTGTCATTAGAATGTTTCTTCTCAAATCAAGAATTATCTAAAATGCCAATAGATTTGCTTTATAAATTGGACATTATAGATGAAGCACCAGATAGTGATCTTCAAATGCTGCTTGATAAACCAACTCCCTTCTTTACAAAATATTATTTGATAGAAGGGTCAACAACCTTTCTTGAATTAAGAGGGAATGCTTTTATAGAATTGGTAACTGAGAACCCAAAGATGCCTCCTTCAGAAACGAATCCACCTGTTGAGATGTGGCATCTTGATCCTGATAAGATAGCTATTGTCCCAGATAAAAAAGAATTTATTCAAGCATATGTGTTTGCTGCTGATAGAGAGAAGATACCTATCAACCCAGCAAACATGATCCATATAAAATATTTTAATCCTGATAATATATTCTATGGACAGGGAACAGTTCAGGCATTAGTAAGAACGATTAGACAAGAAGCTAATTTAACAACTTTCCAAAATAACTTTTATAGACAGGGGATGAAACCTTCTGCTGTATTGAGCACTGATGAGCCAATGGGTGACCATCAGTTTGATAGGATGCAAGCTCAGATAGAAGACAATTATGCTGGTCTTAATAATATGCACAGACCGTTATTGTTGGAAGGTGGATTGAAATGGACAGCCATGTCATTGACACAACAGGATGCTCAATTGTTAGAATTTAAGAAATTAGATAGGGAAGAGTATTTAGCAGCATTTGGGATACCACCTGTAATGGTTGGGTTGCCTACAGAGAACTTTGCTACAGCACAGGAATCAAGAAGGGCATATTATCTTGATACGTTAATGCCTAAGTTACAAACTCATGAAGAGAAGTTCAATAATGAATTGGCTCCTTTATTTGGTCCTGACTTTTTTGTCAAGTTTGATTTTAGTAATACACCTGCAATGGAAGTCAATAGGGAAGAGTTTCAGAAGTCATTAGAAGCAGCATTAGCTAATGGATCATTAACAAGACGTGAGTACAGGGAAAATTTAAGTAGGTTGGGAATTGAGCTGAGTGATATTGAATTAGGTGAAGAAGGTGATGAGTTCTTTATTTCTTCTAATCTTATTCCATTAGATGCTCTTGGTGATAGTCAAGATGAGTTAGAAGAACCAGAAGATGATAAGCCAAAACCTCAACCAAAGCCTGATGATGAAGACGATGAGGATGATGAAGAAGAAAGACAATTTTTATATGGTGATGAGTAATGGGTGCTTGTGGAGAACTTTGGAACCTCTTGAAATTGTTTTTAATCCTACTGATGCAATTACAGTTGCAGGGGCAAGTGCTAATAGTGCTACAATGAGAGCTGGGCTATTGAATAGAGAATTATTTTAGAAAGGGAAAATAAAATGACTGATACAAATGGGAACAAAAGAGAGTTAAAATATTTCAGGGAATTTTTCATGTTGGCATTGTTAGGGCTTGTTGGTTGGACATTGGTATCTACTGTTGAGACAAGCAAACAAGTAGCGGTGTTGGCAGAGTCTTTTAAACATATGCGAAATAGTTTTATTAAGTTAGAAGATTCTGTTGCAAAGGCTACTGATAATAGATACGATACTACTGATGCTGAAAAAGATATCAATAGGCTTCTTGCTTTAATAGAAAAGAAAACAGATAAAAGATATGATACTGATGATGCAGAGAGAGATAAAAAACAAATTATTGAGATGATAAAAAATCACAAGCATAGATAAAAATGTCATATCGTTCTGATACCATTATATGGAAAGCCCAGATAGCACAAACTGTACCGCACGAAAGAAGGTTTGCTAAAGCTTTAATAAGATTGTTTGCCAGACAAGAAAAAGAAGTATTAAAAAAAGTAAAGAATGCTAAACTCTCCAAATTATCTACAGTAACAAAAGCCAACCAATTTGATTTATTCTTAAGAAATGTAAATTTAAGGAAGGGTCAGTGGGATAAAATATTTATTCAAACTATGAAACCTTTCTATGAACAGATGGCAAAGGTATCGGGACAAAGAGCCATTACTGATATAGGTGCGGGTGTAGCTTTTAATGTGGAGGATGTAGCCACAAAGAAATTTATTAATAACAAGGTTATCCAATTTAGTGGGCTTGTCAACGGTGAGACCATAGCAGGGCTGAACCGAGTAATTAAACCCATTATAGAGAGAGGGGGAAGTACAGAAGTTGTTAGGGAGAGAATACAAAAGGCAGTTGGTAAAAGGTTTAACAGTAGTGTAAGAGGGACAGCACCAAGAGCAAGGATGATAGCAAGAACAGAAATGGTTGGCACTGCTAATGGTTCATCATTAGAAGCAGCAAGGCAATCAGGCACAGTGAAGTTTAAAGCATGGCTTGATAGTAGAGATAAGAAAGTAAGAACAGATCATAAGAGAGCAGGAAGAAAGTATAATAAAAAGAGAGGAGCAATTCCTTTAGAAAAACCATTTATAGTTGGCAGAGGTAAGACAAGAGCAAAATTAAAATCACCAGGAGTGTTGATAAGTGGCAATGCAGGTCAGGTTATAAATTGTAGATGTACTATTATATTTACAAGGACAGGGGCGGTAGGGAAACCTATTCCAGCAGAGACTCCGATACCAGCAGAAACTCCAATATCAAAGCCAACTCCTTTACCACCAATAGAAGGTAAGTTACCCAGATGGAAAAATTTGAAAGACTTGTCTGAAGTGAATGCTGTCTTCGCTCAGAGATTTAATTTTGAGAGTGTTAGGTTTAAAGATTTTGAAGGGTTAAGTAATAAAGATAAATTAATGCTTAGTAAAATAAATACAATCGGTAGAGAATACACGCATATGTTTAATTCTAATACAAAGCTAAGAACCTTTATGCAAAGTGAAGCATCTCAAGCTAATAAATCTAAATTGTTTTTTGTTAATAAAAGAAGTGTATCTCCTTCAAATGTTGGTATTACAAATGGAGATTATAGTGATGGTACCAGGGTAATGAGGTTAGCGATGGATAGGACAGAGAGAACAGCCAGTTTGGATGTTGGGTTTAATGAATTCTTTGCTCAATCCCCTCATACAGTTGAGCGGTCTATTCGTGGGACAGCCCGTCATGAGTATGGCCATCATGTACAAAATATTTTGAAGTCTCCTGGGTGGGTGAAGTTTGTAAATTCTAAACCAGAAAGTTTTTGGAGGATGAATCTTTCAAACTATGGAACTAAAGATACCTTTGAAACCTTTGCTGAATCGTTCTCTGCGTTTACATCATCTCAATATAAGAAAGGGATGTTACCGAAAGATGTAGAAAAGTTTATGGTTGATCTGGTCGGTACACCCAGAAGAAGACGGAGGGTTACGCCAAGTCTTACTGGGGTAGCAAAGTTAACACCAAGACAAAGACGATTTGTAAAGCAATTTCAAAAAGACTTTGCAGATGTTCCTGCGGATGTGTTAGAATTGAAAGCTGGGTTTGATGAATTTTTAAGAAGTAAAAAGATTGGCACACCCGTAAGAGGTTTACGACGTTCTTTACTTACAATAAGAGATAATTTGATGAGTGGGTGGAGAAGTAGCTCCAGTCAAGGAGCAGCAAATATTATGAAAACTTTTACTGAAAAGAAACATGGGATTAAAACTTTATACGGTCAAGAATTTTTAAATTCTGATGTGGACAGGATTGCTTTGTTTGAGAGAAGTGTTAATAGAGCTTTTGAACTTAAAGCAAATGCTCTTGGTATAACTGTCAAGGAATATAAAAAACAAGTTAGTCGACTAATGGATTATATGCAAGCTAATACATCTGTGGTTTTGAAAAAACTTGGGAATAAAAAAATAACTTTGTATCGGGGAGTGAGGTTGGATTATTTTGTAAAGCGTGGGATTAAAGAACCTTTGAAATTAAAAGGTAAGCTTTTAGAGACAAATTCTTTGAGTTCGTGGTCAACCAGTAAAAACATAGCAAATGATTTTGGTAGCTTCACTATGAAGATAGAAGTAGAGGTAGATGATGTATTTAATGCTGGTGTTATAGATGAGAATTTAATTCAAGGGGAAGCAGAGATGCTACTTCGAAGAAATAAAAAGGGATATAAGATTTTAGATATCGGGCGTGGTCTTTAGTATAATATATAAGAGGTAATATGGCTTTCACTAAAAAAACCAGAGAACTTTACGGCAAGGAATTATCCATAATCCAAAGGAGAAATCCTGACGTTGCTATAATAATGGATACGGAAGATGAAGATGCTAATTGGTTGAGAGTAAGAAGGAAGAGAAAAAAGAAAAAGAAAAGTAATTATATAGAGATGATTGATAAGAATATAGATGGTCATATTATAATAAAAGCACCACCAGTGTTTGTGCTTGGTTCATTTCAAGGTGTAAGAGAAACAATAATGAAATTGATTGAACAGGAAAAGTTTGTAATAAGTAGTAGGGCAAGAAGAGAAGGAGTAACTGAGGACACAATACCAAAGTTTTGGAAAAAGTTTTTTGGTGTGAATATAAATCCAAGAGCAGTAATGGCAGCATTTCCAACTGAACGAATAATAAAAAGGTTATTGCCAAAAAGAAATATAGTAAGTGTTAAGCAACAGTTTGTAGTACAGGGTAGAAACTTTTTACAATACATAGTAGAAGCAAAGGATAGTGAAGGCAATTCTATTGACCCGTTGTTAGAAAACAGAGTGGTATTTGGCATGGAAAGAATATTTAAAGCACCAATGAATGGTAAAGCAAGAATAGTTGAACATAATTACTTTGGCTTGATGGATGAATTTGAAGACAGTAATTTTGGTAAGGAAATATTGGCAAGGAATTTAAGGTTATACCAAAGGACAAAAATAAGAACCATTGAGTTGAGGGCACAGGGATTTGGTAGCTATGCTTGGGCAAGATATGGCTTTGAGATAAAGGACAATATCTTTCAGGATTTCAATAAATTTAAATCAACATTATCTGATAGGCTATTTGAAGCAGGTGCTGACAAAAATGATATCCTTGCTTTCGTACCTAAAATAAAAACAATGCATGAGATAGCATCTGTAACATTTAATGGTAGACGTATTGGAAAAGAAGTGTTGTTGGGTAAGACATGGAATGGGTTTCTTAACATGACAAATAAAAGACAGCTGTCATTATTAACATCGTATACAAATTCAACGGAGAGATAATGTGAAGGCATTAAAGGATTGTAGATTTCATGTAGAGATATGGGATCATTTTCTTGGTAGTAGGTGGAGGGCTTGGGCTTTAGATAATGTACAACTTAATTTAAAAGAGTCTTATGGGAATGTTCCTTCCTATGGTTTCTTAGAAATGAATCGGGACGTTTCAAATATAAACATAGGGGATTTTAAAAATCTTCCTGACACAGTAAAGCATTGGGAAAGATTTGCTAAGGCTAATGGTATTATAAATTATAAATATGTTAAAGTGATTACTAATGATCATTGTTTATTTAAAGAGTGGGAAGAATTTGATTATTTGATTGACCATAAGGAGAAACAACGTAAAGCAAAAAATTGGAAGAGAAGGAAACGAATCGGTAGACGGAGAAGGAGATTACTATAATGGAATTTTTTCATTTAGATGAACAGCTAAGAAAGCAAGATGAGAAGATGCATGATCCTGATAATAAGAAGCATGAAATATTCTTGATTAATACTATCAAAAGGATTATGATTAAGAGTCGGAAGGTGGATAAAGAGTTGGTAGATAAGTTTTATAAATAGGAGCTAAACTTATGTTAGAAGAACCGAGATGTTACAGAAGACAATGTATAAATTTTATAGGGGCAAAGAATACTAAGAATGTAAAGGATAGACAAACTACCGTTGACGGTGTATTGTTAGTATGTAAAGCTTTTAGTATAGCTGACGGTGGAATTCCAAATGAAATAGCTTATGGAAAGAATTTACATTTGAAACCATTTCCAAAGGATAGCGGTATTCAATTTGAGAAAGCGAAATCTGGTAGAGAGTTTGTAAATAGATGATGTAAAAACTTTGTAAAAACTTTGTAAAAAACATTTTTATTTTTAACATTTTATATTATAATTAATTAACAACAGGATTTTGGAGGAAAACCTCAAAGTCAAAAGGCAGGATTTGCCTAATGGTTTTGAGGTTTTTTATTGGGCTAAAATATAAGAGGTCACAATATGGAAAAAGGAATTAAAATGAAAAAGGATAGTAAGAAAGAAATAACTACTCCTGATATCGTATGTCATGCTGAATTAAAAACAATAAAGTCAGATAGTGATGATTTGTTTATAGAAGGCTTTGCCAGCACAAAGGATATTGATCGTGTTGATGATATTGTAGAACCAACAGCCTTTAAGAAAACACTAAAAGCTTTTATGGAAAATCCTGTTCTTATGTTTAATCATGGTATGGGAATAAAAGGAAGAGATGTTGTTGGTAAGATAGTTGAATCTGAGATTAGGGAAAAGGGATTATGGGTAAAGGCTTTTATTAGTGAAACAGAACAGGAGTTGAGAACCAAAATTAAAGAAGGGTTGTTCAAGGCTTTTTCTTTTGGTTTTAAAATTCTAAAGTCTGATATGATCAAACAGGCTGGTAAGGACATTAGAAAGATAGCAGAGGTTGAATTGTTGGAAGTATCTGTAGTAAGTATCCCAGCAAACAGGAGAGCGTTATTCAGTGTATCCAAAGCATTTGAATGCGGAACTGATTTGATTTATGAAAATGATTTTGTTGAAGGGTTGAAAGATAATTTTGATGTTCTTCGAAAAGATGTAAAAGATATTAAAATAGCATTATCAATGAAAGATTTAAAAGAAGATATTGAGAAAGATGGTTGTAGCTGTGGAAAGCCTGATTGTGAAATGGAAGGTCTTTCAAAAGAAGAAGAGAAAAAATTAGAAAAATTATTTACTAAAGATAGTAATGAAGAGGATAAGAAAGAAACTGTTGAAGAAAGAGATGCCAGTGTATTTTATGAACTTTTAAAGTCCGCAGAAAAAGAGATTGATGAATTAAAAGCAGGTAGGGTTATTAGTGGTAAGAATAGAAAGGCATTATCTACTGCAGTGGAAGCAATGGAGGGGGCTATTGGTGCAGTCAAGGCAGTGTTAGATATTCAATCACCCAAACCAGCAGAAGATGAAGAGAGTGATACTGATATTGATGAGTTAAAACCTCATTTAGATAAACCAAGGAAAAGGAAAAAAGAATCAGACATCTGTGAAGATGATGAATTAATAGACGATGAGTTGATTGCTAAAGTTGCTGAAGCAGCTAATGATATTATGAGCATAGCTAATAATTAGGAGGAATTTCTTATGGCTGATGAAAAGAAGAAAGAAGAGGAAGTAGAGGTTAAGAAAACAAGTGCGGAGAAACTTGAAGACTTAACTAAGACACTTCAGACTTTCACTGATACGGTTAAAGCCCAACAGGAAAGTTCAAAAGACCTTTCTGAAAAGAAAGAGGAAATGGACAAGATGAAGGCAGATATGGCTACCTTGCTTGAGACCATTAATAAAGAAAAGGCTGAAATAGCTAAAAGAACTATTATAGAAGGAGATTCAAAAGAAGACAGGGGAGTAGGGTATGATTCTAAAGATGTCTTTACTCGTCATGAACAGAAAGATATGTCTTTTGATGAATTGCTTACCGACTCTGGTGAGTGTAGTGTAGCTTTAAAATCTATTCAGAGTAGGGCATCTGATATCTACATATTAGGTACGCTTATAGCTGGAAGACATGGAGTTAAGTTCCAGGATGTTGTTCATAAATTAAAAACTTATCAGGATTTTATGAAAGATACTGAAGGTCTTATGAAAGCAATGTCTATTGATTCAGGTAGTGCAGGATTTGAATGGATCCCAACTGGGTTTAGTTCTGATTTGATTGAGATTTTCCATCTTGCTATGGTTGTTGGTAATTTGCATCCTAAATTTACCATTCCACAGAAGATGACTTCTTGGAAAGTTCCAGGAACCAGTTCTGATCTTAAAGCATTTAGGACGACAGCTGCTGCAAGCGATACTCCTAATAAGTTTAGAGCAAGTACAAGAACGACCAGGAACGTAACATTCACTCCTGAGAAATTAGTTGCTGCTACATTGTTTGATGTAGAATTAGAAGAGGATTCTATAATTCCTGTTCTTCCTAATTTGAAAGTGAATATTGCTGAAGCATTAGCAAGAGGTGTTGAAGATACAATCATCAATGGTGATACTGCTGGTACAATGGACAACACTGATATGCACGCCAGAACAATTGATGAGGAATCCCCAACCAAAATGTGGGATGGTTGGAGACAGTACATCACCGATAATGGCAATACCAGATTAAATGCTGGTGGAGCAGCTACCTTCGGTGGAATGATTACAGTTCAGAGGAATATGGGTAAATATGGAATTAATCCAAGAAGTCTTGCTTGGGTTACTTCTCCTAACGGTTACTTTGATGCTTTCTTACATGTAACCAAAGTACAGACCATAGATTTATTTGGTCCTGCTGCAATCGTACAAAGAGGAGAACTTGCAAGGTTTAATGGCATTCCTATTATAGTATCTGAACAAGAAAGACAGGATTTAAAAACCACAACTGGTGTATCTGGTGGAGCAAGTTCAGCTTACAATGATACTTCTGTCCAGCTGGTTTGGAAACCTGGATTCTCTTTTGGTTCTAAGAGAGCAATGACAGTTGAAAGTGCTAAGATTCCAAGAACCGACACTGTTGAGGTTTGGGCAACAATGAGAGCTGACTTTCAGGCTAACTACTTAACAAGTGAGGAAATAGTTTCTGAAGCTACTAATGTGGCTTAAAAATAAATGATACATCCAAAGGGAGTAATTTAAGGATAAACCTTAATTTCCTATTTTCAAGAAAGAATAAAGGAAATTTAGGAGGAAATATAATATGCCAAATCCAACAGTCGGAGCAATTAAAGAATTATCTGATATGGTGGCAGGGAAACTTCGGTTTGAACTTGTAACTGGGTTTGCGTCTGCTGGGGGTAACGGTTCTTCTGCTATCTCAGGTCTTAGTCCTGCAAGTGATGCACCTTTATCTTGTATGGTATTTGGAGATACTGCTGCTGGCTCTCAGAATATGACCCTTGCTTCTGTAACTTTTGTAGTTGGGTCAAGTAGAATGCAGATTGCCAATACTGATACTTCTGCCAAGTCAGTTATGTTAGTTTGGTGGGACAGGTCTTAAGTTTAAAATCTTCGGAGGTTTTTATTTTAACTAAAAGGGAGATACATATTTTCAATCAAATGAGAATTTTGTATGCTCCCTTTTTTATTGGGAGAGTTTAATGGTAATGGGTAGAGATGGAAATGAACATCCAGTAAAGTTTATCCTCATGTTTATTTTAAAAGATGAGGCAGAAACTATTGAACAAGCAATAAAAGCATTTCATTGGGATGATGGTAAGCCTTTATATGATAGGCTGATCATTGGGATAGATAATAATACTAAAGATAATACAGAAGAGATAGTTAGAAAGTACACTGATGAAGTATCATTCTTTGATTGGGGTGAAGATTTTAGCAAACATAGAAATGCTTTAATAGATAAAGCTGATAAAGATGCTTGGATAATGTTTCCTGATGGCCACGAAGTGATGCGTACAACAGCTAATAATCCTGGGAAGTATGATGGAAGAGAAGTTATACAAGAACTTCTAAAGATAAATCCTACTGAAGCAAATGTTTTTTCTCCTAATATAGAAATTGATGTAGATGATAATGATATACCAGATGTGATATTCAGACGACCAATATTTTTTAAAAATACTGGGCACGTAAAGTTTCATAGGAAAGTACATAATTATCTTTTTGATGATGATAAAAAAATAATATGTAGACTCCCAGAGGTTTTCTTTATTCACAATATGCCTGAGAAAAGAAAACAAATGCGTACTGGAATGCGTACTGATATGAATGTAAGGAAGCTTGGTAAGTCAGTAAGTGAAAAGCCAAAGGATGTTAGAGATAATTTTTATTATGCTGATAGTTTAGATGAAGCAAATGATGTAACAAATGCTATTAAACATTATAAAAAATCTTTTAAATTATCAGATCAACATGATCCAGATATTGCTGCACAGATTTGTATATCAGCTATGAATTCATTATATAAAGTCAAGAAGTATAAAGAGATGGTTGAGTGGGGTTATAAAGGATTAAGGAATAGGTGGGACAGGGCTGAACTTTATCATTACCTTGCTTTAGCAAAAAAGAATTTGAATAAACTTCATGAATCAAACCATTGGTGGTATATAGCTTCACAATTGCCTTTGCCAGATACTACATACTTTCTTATGGCAAGAGTGTATAGCTGGTATCCGTGGGAAGGCATGGCGGTAAATTTTAGTCAACTTGGTGAATTAGATGAAGCATTGAAGTGTTTTAGAAGAGTGCTGGAATGGAAGACAAATAAAAAGACAGGAGAAGGCTGCCCAGCAACTTTGCACAATATTAAACTTTTAAAAGAGGCAATTGAAAAAAGAGATAAAGATAAAAAAGCAAAGGATATGACTAAAGAATTTTTGAGTCCAGAAATATTGAATAATGCTATGAATACAGTAAGCAAAGGAGAAAAACAGTATAATAAAGGAATGGAGGTTGTGTAAGTGCCTACACATAAGAAAGGTAAAGGTGGGACAAAGAAGTATGGAAGGAATAAAAATAAACCATCTTGTCAAAGATATACAAGAGAAGAAAGGTGGGATAAAAATAAAAAGAAGCGAGAATGGCAAGTAGCCAAAGGCTTTAAGAAATTTAAAAATTTAAGTAAAGATCAATATTTTAATTTAACAGAGGAGGAAAGAATATGAGTACACATAAGATATTAGTTTATAAGGGAGCACCAGGATACAAGAAGGTTTTTGACGGTCATCAGGTAGGTACTGAAAAAGAATACACTAAAGAAAAAGCTGATGAGGTAATGAGGGATTATCCTGGATCATTTGATATTGTCGATGGTTGTAATAAACCTCAAAAAGAAATGAAAGCACCTGCTAATAAGATGGTTGCTAAAGCTGAAGAAAAAAAAGAAGCTCCAAAGGAAGAAGAGTCAAAGAAAGAAAAGAAGGAAGAATCTAAAAGATTAAAAAGGAGAGGCAGGTATGGCAATTAGAGGGGAAAACCTTTTGTGTAAAGGGAATAGATACAGAAAAAAAGATTACCACAAAAGATGGGAGAATACTTTTAAAAAGAAAAGTGTAAAGGATTCAGAAGAATCTAAGGAAAAGGAAACTAAGTGAATATTGGAATAGTTGCTCCGTTCAAAAGAGGCGGATATGGTTACACAGTATTGGACATACGGAAACAACTCATTAAGTATGGGCATTCTGTATTTGTACTGGCGAGAAATAATAATACTCGTGAACCTGAATTTAATGTTCCAAGTGTAGAGTGGTATCCAGAGTTTACAATACCTGCTGATGTTATAAATTTTTGGATTAAGAAAAATGATATTAGTAGATGTGTGTTTCTTGGGTTTGATTCTGTAGATGACTTAATAAAAGTTATCGGTAGTATTAATGTTGCAGTTGAAACTATATCAATCCCAATGTGGGAATATATAAAAGATGTTAATTTATATAAAGATTTTGATAGGATAATTTGTCCTACTAAAAAGTGTTTTTCTTTTTTTAAAGAATATGATCAAGCAGTATATGTTAAGTGGGGGTTTGATGAAGAGATATTCAAACCTTCACAAGAACTTTTGTTAGATACTAAACCAATAAAATATTTCCATCCTGTTGGTAAAGATACAGATGAAGATTTGTCTGGCAAAGTTCCAACCTTAAGAGGTTTTTTAAATAAGAACAGAATAGATGTTACAGAACAAGGTGAGTTAGTACCAAGATCACTATTGTATGTGCATTCATTGTTGTCTAATAATCAGAAACCTGTTAATTATAATTTAGGACATGTTATCATCGGTAGGCAAAATCTTACTCGCAGTGAAATTCTTACTCTTTATCAGTGCTCTGATTGCTGTGTGTTGCCTTCAAAGGTTGAAGGATTGGGTCTGTCATTCTTGGAAGCGATAGGGTGCGGTATTCCTATACTGACAATTGATGAAGCACCGATGAATGAATTTGTTATAAACGAAAAGACGGGTTACACATTAGATAGAGATAGATTAGAACATGCACTTGCTTGGGCTTTTAATTGGTTTGAAGATTGTCCAGAGACAATATTGGAAATGAAAAAGAATACTTTAAAAATGAGAAACGAATGGTCATGGGAAACTAATGGTAAAGCATTGGTAGGTGTTATTGTAGGTGAATGAGAATAACAAGAGATATAATTTTTGAATTGGCTGATCAAGAGGCACGTTCAAGAATAAAACCACATTGGACTGAAAGTCATGTAAGTAAAATTCGTTATCAAATAAGACAGAGTATGCTGGGTTTATGTAGGTATTGTCCTGAACCAGTTTCATCTGAAAAAAGCATAAGGTGTGATTATCACCTTAAGCAAAGAAGACAAGAGAATATACAGCTTAAGAAAGAAGGTAGGTGTCATGCCTGTGGTATTAAACTAAGAGCAGAGGTGGGGGAAGCTTATCGTTGTCATGCTTGTAAAGAAAGGCATGCTATTTCACAAAGGAGATATAATAAATGCAACTAATAAGTTACAACGTACCTGATAAGCATAAGATTTATTTTTTTGGAGATATACACAGAGGCACTTTAGCTCATAATACAAAGGCATTTGATGATGCTGTTGATGAAGTTAAAAAACAAGAGAATGCTTTTGTAGTTGGAATAGGAGATTGGGTTGAAGGAAGACCGAGTAACCATAAGTTTTTTGATTTAGAAGTAGCTGATCCAGAATTACTCTTACCTGAAAATCAATATGAGAATATCTATCAAACCATAAAGCCAATCAAAGAAAAAATTATTTCTGCTCATGAAGGTAACCATGATTTTGGGTTGAGTAGAATTTATGGCTCAAAGGTTCGGACAATGTGTAAAAAGCTTGGTATTAACTATGGTACATTTGCTTCTGTTATTACGTTAAGAGAAAAAAGCAAAAGCAATAAAATTTTATACAAGATTTATTGTTGTCATGGTGCGGGTATAATTAAATCAAGTGCTGGTGATATTATTCGTAGAGAAGCAAATATGGATGAGTCTTTAAAAAGGAAGTTAAAAAATAAAGCAGCAGATTGTTTGGCTATGTTCATGGGACACACCCATGGTCTGAGGGTAGTTAGTCCAAAATCAAGACTCTATCTTATCTCGGATGAAAAGAAATTACAAAGTGTTTATTCTAAGAGACACGGAAGTTCTAAGATTATACCAGAAGATGATAGGTGGTATTGCAACACAGGTTCTTTTATGAAGACGAATTTGATTGGTGTATCTACTTATTCAGAACAAGCTATGTATGATCCTCTTGAGACAGGTTATGTAGTTCTTAATGGAAGTAATGGTGATATTGATAGTATAGATAAAGTGGTCATATGATATTTTTTAGATCATATTTGTTGGTAATGCTCATTACTTTGAGCACGTGGTTTATTGCTAACGATAAATATATTTTAAGTTTGATTACGAGTTTCTGTATATCTTTGACATGGGCTTTTAATGTCAATTCAATGGCAAGCTGTGATTTAAAAGGTAAAATAATTTATTCCTGTGGTGCTGTGTCTGGTACAGCTACTGCATTATTGATCTCAAGTTTTTTATGATTACAATTATTACAATTATTGTTATAGTATCTGCTTTGGGAGCATGGTATATGGGTGGTACAGGAGGAAGACCTATTTTATGAAAGTAAAAATGTTTGGCGGTACAGATGTTAATGAAATGGAAAAAGAAATAAATGAATGGTTTGAAAAAAACAACACAATAATAGTTCAAGAACGGAAACAAAATACTATGTCAGGTAGTAGAACAATTGGTGGAGGACATAAATATACTTTTCTTCATTATATTGTAATTTCTATTTTTTATGAGAATAAGTAATGGATTGGTTAGCAGGTATAACAGAATTATTTGGGTCTTGGTGTGTAGGCAATAAATACAAGACAGGGTTTATTGTTAATATTTTAGCTTCATTGTCTTGGATATATGTAGCTATAACCATGGAAGTGTATGGCTTGTTAGTTATTGCTGTATTTGGTGTGTCAATTAATACAAGAAATTATTATTTATGGTATAAAGATGATATTCTCAATAACGGATGATCGTACAGGCAGTGTAGTTAGATTCTTTTTGAAAGAACCTCTTGCTAAAGCTAATAGATATGTAAAGAAGCAATGGGATTTATCAAATGATGATGTGTTCCATACAGAGAATAACCATGAAGGAGTTTCATATTTTTACAGAGGCAAGGCTGTTGTATGGGTGTGTGGAGACAGTCAAAGCCACGACATACATTTTCAAAAAGTATTGTTACACGAATTACTTCATGTTTGTTTCCATTTAGATAAGCATTGGGAAGATGATGAGCCACCAGAGCAGTATGATGTGTGCTTAAAAAGTGAAGCTAATTTTATAGAGTTGGCTGAGTCTTTGTATGGCAAAGTCCTTATAAAGATAAAGCAGTATAATAAAAAGAAGAGGAAATAATTATGCCAGATAGTAGATTTTATTGCAGGGAGTGTGGTGAAATATTTTACCATTGTCTTTGTGAAAATGATTTGAAAAGCAATTCAAGTTATTTAGAAGAAGACTTTGACCAAAACCCAACACATCTCTTATACGAATTAGAAAATTTCATAAAGGATTGATGAAGAATATAGCCCTCAGTTTTAAGAATGGCATTGGAAACTTTATAATGCTTACTCCTACCATTATCGGTCTACAAAAAATGGATTACCATGTAGACATATTATTAGATGTCCCAAAAGGCGATTTAAGATATGAGCCAATTACCGATATAATAAATGCTTGGTTTGACTTAGGGTTTTACTCTCCAGATAAAAAATACGATGAAGCTTTTTACATATGGGGAGAAGGAGATAGAATGCTACCAAAGCTGAATTGGAAGATAACAAAAGAATCAGAATCTCCTTTTAAATATTTTTTGAATGGAATGCACGAAGTAGAATTATATTTTAAGGTGGCAGAGAAATTAGGTTATTATGAAAAGTGTGAAGTAACTAAGATGCCACCAATGATGTATTGTCCTGTTACAGTTTGCGATATTATGTCTAAAGAAAGAAATAAAAAAAATATTTGCCTTCATATAGGATCAAGACCTGAAGTGTGGTGGAAGAAGAAAAGATGGGACAATGATAATTGGGTTGAGTTATTAGAACGATTAGATGGTGATGTTGACACTCATATGATATTGAGTTATTGGGAAAAAGAAGATATTGATTATATTGGAGATAAAATTGCAGAAAATAATATAGGAAGCAAAGGATCATTGAATATTTTTCATTGGAATCAGCCTATAACAGAAATAGCTTACCTTATATCCCAATGTGATCTAATGATTAGTACTGACTCAGGACCAATGCATATTGCTGCTGCAGTAAATACACCAGTTATACAGTTATTTGGACCAACATTGCCAAGTAAAAATAAAGCATGGAGAGCAAATGGTGTTGTGTTGAGAGATGAAAAATTAGAATGTAGTCCTTGTTTGTATACACAAAGGTTTGGGTATTGTAAAGATAATAAGTGTATGCAAAATATTACAGTAGATATGGTAATGGAGCATGTTGATAGGTATTTAAAATTATGAAAATAAATCTAATAGCTCCAGTTAAATCAAATTTTCCTCATGGTAATGAATGTAGAATTGTGAATTGGTTGGCTACTGAAGAAGGAAAAAAATTAGGCATAGATTTAACAATAACTGATCTTAGATATTCGGAATCTTATAAGAATAATTTATTCAAATCATATAATGCTACTATTGTATTCAAAGGGGAGATGTTGAACCCAGAAAGTATACAAGTGTGCTCCCAACCAAGAGTGTTATATTTTCCAGATGATATTCTTCAGTATCCAAATTATGCAAGGCTTATAAAAAGAGTTGGACATTGCTATGACATTGTTTATACTTTTGATGGAAATGCTATTAATGCTTTTAAGTATCTTGGATGTAAAGAAGTTAAATGGATGCCAAGCTGGACAGGTCAAGATATGTTTTTTAATAATATGAATTCGGTTAGAGACATAGACATTTGTTTCATAGGAAATTTTAATGAGTACAGGATTAAAATGATGAACACAGTTAAGTATCATTTTAAAAATAGGAAACTTTGCTTCAAACAAGGAGTATATGGGCATGCTTATTCAGACCTATTAAATAGGTCAAAGATAGTTATCAATGCTGCTCAGGGAGAATCTGGTGTGTCTCAGAGGGTGTTTGAAGCAGGTGCTTGCGGTGCTGCTGTGTTTACAAAATATAGTGATGACTTAATGGATTTATTTAATGAAGATGAGATTATTGGCTGGTATGATTTTGATGATTTGATTAAAAAATTAAGATACTATTTTGACAATCCACACAAGATAAATAGTCTGGCAGATAGAACTTATAATTGTGTAATGAATAATCATTTAGCTCAACATAGGTTTAAAAAGATGCTAAAAGATATAGATGAATGGAAAGTAAAGGAGAGTGTGTGAAAATAGCTTGTGTAAACTTACCTTCTCCCTTTTTAATTGATGATAAAGTATTTCCTCCATTGGGGATTTTGTATATTGCTTCTGCTTTAAGAAAAGAAGGACATGAGCCAGTTTGGTATGACTTTGCTGGGAGAGGATTGAACGAACCTGATGAAGATATAGTTTTTATAACAATAACTTCACCTCAAATAGAAATAGCAAAACGATTTGTTAAAGATTATTGTAATGGTAAAAAAACAGTGATAGGTGGTTGTGGTGTTCAAAGTTTAACAGAAGAAGATAAAGAATATTTTGATGTTGTGGTTAAAGGGGAAGGTGAAAATTTTGTAGAAGATATAATAGAATTTATTGGTAGTGGTCTTAACGAAATACAAGTGTATGAGTCGCCAGATATTAATAAAGTGCATTTCCCAGCAAGGGGTTTAATTGATGGATATAAATATGAAATAGATGGAAGGAATACAACTACAATTATTACTTCAAGAGGCTGTCCTTTTGCTTGTGCTTTTTGTGTAGATGGTAATAATAAAAAACTTAGGATGGCAAGTGTGGATAGAGTTCGTAAAGAAATAGATGAGATATATAAACTTGGCTACCAATCATTGATGTTCTTTGATGATATTTTTACTATGAAGAAAGATAGATTAGCAGATATAGCTTTACATATGTTATCAAAAGATATTATATACAGATGTTTTACTCATGTTAATTTTGTAAATGAAGATATGTGCCAAACATTGCAACAGACAGGGTGTAAGGAAGTCGGTATTGGAATAGAGTCTGGAGATGATAGTATATTAAAAAGTATAGGTAAAGGCTTTAATAGTCAAAAAGCATTAAATGCTATTAAGATGCTTAAGCAATACGGTATAAGAACAAAGGTGTTTTTAATGTTAGGTCTTCCTGGAGAATCTTTAGATAGTATAGATGATACTATAGCATGGCTTTTAAAAGCAGAGCCAGATGATTTTGACATATCCTTATTTCAGCCGTTTCCCGATACAAGAATATGGAATGAGAAAAATAAATATGATATTGATTGGAGCGATGGTGTTCCAGAATTTTATAAAGGTAGAGCTGGAGAATATAAATCTTCTGTCAGAACACCTTATTTGACTACAGAACAATTAATACAGGAAAGAGACAAAATAGAGGAGATGTTTAAAAATGGAAAATGCCTTTCAAAAGTTTAAAGACAAAATGTTTGTAATGCTATTGGGTATGGTTATTACTATATTTTTGTCGTTAGCGGGATGGACAATGTTAACTGTATATACAAATAGCGGTGCGATAAAATCATTGAGTGATAAAAAACAAACAGATGTAAAACAATGGGAAAATATTAAAGATTTGATAAAGGATGTTTCAAGATTAAAAACTTTCCATGAGGAGTAAATGATGACTTTTAATCAAGTGCTACTTTTAATAGCAGTTTTTAGGATTATTGAGGAGATTTTGTCTCCTTTATTGAAAGAATTATTTTATAAATTTTTTGGCTGAATATGAAAATACAACATTACTTACCCTCAAGAACATGGTGTCTAAGGCATGCTCCTTTGATTCATAAGATGAGTCAACAACCAAAGTTGAGAACAGATAATACAAGAATGTGGGAATATCCTTTTGTGTATGAACTTATAAAAGAAAAAACTCATAGGTGTGCGGAAATAATAGATATAGGTGCGGGAGATGCCGCATTTTCCAAATTTTTAATATCAAATGATATGTATAAAGTTACCTGTGTAGATAATTATGATGAGAAGAGTTGGGATGATATGAAGGAAGCATCTCAAAGTATAAATATGAAAGTAGTACATAATAACTGCGCTGATTTAAGTTTTAAAGATGAACAGTTTGATGCAGCATTGTTGATTAATGTGTTAGAGCATGTTCCTACTAATATGATATTTAATCAATTTACAGGAAAAATAAAAAAAGGAGATGAGGTTCTTGCTGAATACCCAATAAGAAAAAAAGTAATAACTGAGGCATTGAGAGTAACAAGAAAAGGTGGTATTGTTATTTTAACTACTGATATTTATTTAGATTGGGTAAATGAGATGAATATTTCTTTTGGTACTTTACTTGGTTATCAAGGGATAGATAGAAATGACTTAATGAGATTAGATTCAAATACATTACATGATTTATATGTTACAGATAATCCAATACATAAAGGCAGAATCATGCCTGTGTGTTTAACTATTGATAAAATATGAAAGTAATAAATTTATTCGGTGGTCCTGGTTGCGGTAAGAGTACTGCAGCAGCTGGGTTGTTCCATCTGATGAAAAGTAGACGCATGTCAGTGGAATTAGTAAATGAGTTTGCTAAAGATGTTGTATGGGATAACAGTCGTGATATTTTAAAAGACCAGTTATATATTTTTGCAAACCAAAATAGAAAGTTGGAAAGATTAAAAGGAAGAGTTGATTATGCTATAACTGACTCACCATTACTGTTGACATTAATATACATGCCAAAAAATTATCCGGAAAGTTTTATTTCATTTGTTCATGATATATTTGATAGCTATGATAATACAAATGTTTTTATAAACAGAGTAAAACCATATATTGAGTCAGGTAGAGTTGAAACAGAAGAACAAGCAAAAGAAATTGACGATAAGATTAAACCTTTGCTGTGGAATAGTAAAAGTGTATTAACGAATGGAGATGATAATGCTCCATATGAAATTTATAGTAGATTATTTGAGGTGAATAGAAGATGAAAAAACTATGTAAGTGTGGCTGTGGAGAACACAACAAAACAGGGTGTTGGAAAAGAGGACATTTTAATAAGAATAAAAAACGATCAGTTGAAACTTGTAATAAGATATCAAAATCTTTAAAAGGTTTTAAACATACAAAAGAATCTAAAAATAAAATAAGTAAGAATAATGCAAGATATATGTTGGAAAAGAAAATGTCTGACGAATCAAAAAGGAAAATGAGTGTTGCAGCTAAAAATTGTTTAAAAGATAAAAGAAATCATCCAAATTTTGGCAAAAAATTTTCTACTAAATTAAAAGAAAAATTAAGTTTGTCTCATAAAGGTGCTTGTGCAAAAGAAAAACATCCTAATTGGGGTAAGCATTTGTCTTTTGAAATTAGAAGGAAAATAGGTGAGGCACAAAAAGGAAATAAATCTCATGCTTGGAAGGGAGGTATTTCTAAGTTGCCATATAACTTTAATTGGACAGATACTTTAAAAGAGTCTATTAGGCAACGAGACAGCTATTGCTGCAGACTTTGTGGAGTAAAAAGCGGAAGTAAGTTTCACAGTAAACTTGATGTTCATCATATTGATTATGATAAAGATAACATTAATCCTAATTACTTAATTTCTTTGTGTAAATCTTGTCACACTAAAACAAATTTTAATAGAGATAAATGGTTTAAATTTTTTAACAAAATGTTACGTATTAAAGTGAGGGTTATTAAATGAGAAAATTAAATATATTCTGTGCTATTCAATATTTTAATTGGGAAAAAATGAATTTAGTTGATTCGCTGATAGATATGGGACACTCAGTGACTTCGTGGGATTGGAAAGCAGATGGATACAAACAGTATGATCCTGATTGGATACCGACAAGAAAAAAAGAAATGAATGATTTATTATTGAAAAAGATTTCAAAGGCTCATGCAGAAAAGCCATTAGATTTGATCTTTGGCTATTTGTCTGATCCTGTGATTGATGTTCAGTATATACAGGAAATAAAGAATTGGCAAATACCGATAGTCAATTTTGGGTGTAATGATGTTCACACCTTTGAACGTGGCAATATAATGACAGCGCCTTTTTTTGATTTGAATTGGACTACTAATATTGCTGCTGTAGATAATTATAAAGGTATTAATGCAAAAGTAATACAAACTCCTTATGGGGTCAATCCACAGTTTTATAGAGTAGATAAAAGGAATATGCCAAAGTTTGCTTTTGATATAAGTTTTATTGGGCAGCCTTATGGTTATAGATTGCCTTTATTTTTTAATGTAGTTAATGCTGGTGTAAGCTACACATTGATGGGGAAGGTATCATATAAAAGATTAATAAGAACAGTATTAGAATCAAGAGTGTGTTTGGGATTTTCTGGATTACAAAATGCTGATTATAAAAATAAAGCAATGAAGCAATTAAGACTGAGAGATTTTGAAGTGCCAGCTTTGGGTGGTTTATACTTGGCTGAAAGAGAACCATTTTTAACTGAGCTGTTTGAAGAAGATAAAGAAATGTTATTTTATGGAAGCCCAGAAGAACTGGTTGAGAAGGCAGTATTTTATAGCAGGTTCAAAAATAGAAAAGATAGATTAGTAATTGCTAAAGCAGGACAAGCAAAATGTCTCAATTGTTATACTTGGGAAAAACAATTTTCTGCGGTTTTTAAAAAACTTGGGGTAATTTAATTATGAAATTATGCGAGTGTGGGTGTAATAAAGTAACTAAGTGGAATAAACAATTTAAAAGATATAATACTTATTTAAATGGTCATGGGCAAAAGGGTAAAAAATGGACAGAGGAACAAAAAGAAACTTTAAAAAAGACTCGCACAAGAGAAAAATGTTCTATGTGGAATAGAAAACATTCTGAAGAAACTAAAAAGAAAATGTCTAAATGCAAATTAGGTATTAAGAATCCAATGCATAATAAAATATTTACAAATGAAGAAAGAAAACGAAGAAGTGAAGCTCATAAAGGTAAAATTTTTTCAAAAGAAACTCGTAAAAAATTAAGATTAATAAATCTTGGTAAAAAAGACTCGATATGAGAGGTGAAAATAATCCTAATTGGGCTGGTGGTATTACTTCTCGAGATTATGGATTTGATTTTAATGAAGAATTGAAAAGAATTAATTAGAAAAAGAGATAATTATTGTTGTAGATTATGTGGGTTAGAACAAGTAGAAAGAAAACACCATGTCCATCATATTGATTATAATAAGATGAATAGTGATCCTATAAGCCTTATTACTTTATGCCATAGTTGTCATACAAAAACTAACCACGACAGGAAAAAGTGGATTAAATTATTTAGTAAAATGTCTATTATCAATATAAGGGTGGTATGAAACGTTGGTTAAGACGAATACTACATTCATACTTTGAAGATAAATATATAAACCCTGATATAAGTTTACGAAAAGAAATGTTTTATAGGGATATAGCAAATTGGATTTGGGAGTGGGAAGTATGATCCAAAAACTTTTATGTTGGTTTAATATATACCATGAATGGAGCAATAAATCTTTGCACCCATTAGGAGGCATTGTTAGGTATTGTCTTAGGTGTAACAAAACAGAAAATTT